AAAGTCGATTGGTGAAGAGGTTGCAGGTGAAATCACTTGTCAGTCATGTGGTGCTAAGGTTGACTATGCAATCAAGCTAGACAAGATTCGTGTGGATGAGAAGGACAAAGTTGATCCTAACATTCGCACTGCACCTGATACAGTTATCACAATGAAGTACCCATCACTATCAATCGCTAAGAACCTTGATGGTAAAGAAGGATTGGACGTAGCGCTTGAGGTAACTGCCTCATGTGTTGATATGATCACTATTGGTGATACGGTGTACGACTCAGAGAATCTCGAAAGTGCTGACATTGTGGCGTTTCTAGAGAACCTATCGAAGAAGCAGCTTGAACTGGTATCAGAGTTTATGGAAAGCATCCCTTCTGTTGTATATGAAGACGACTTCGTTTGCCCAAAATGCAAGCACGAAAATCATATTAGAATGGAAGGCGTAGGAAGTTTTTTCGCCTAATCGTTAGCGGGCATGAGGGGCTCGCTGACTTTTATAGAACAAATTTTATCCTCATGCATGACTACAAGTACAGCTTGTCGGAACTTGAGAACATGTTACCTTGGGAGCGAGATATTTACTTAGGATTACTTGCAAATAAGATTAAAGAGAAAGCACAACAAAAATGAAACAACTACCTGAGCGTTACGCCAAGATTTGGCAATACATGACTGACAGCAGTATGCCTGTCAATAACAATCGTATTGCTGGCATGCTGCAAGAACTGTTTGTCAGCCGACTTGCAGCTACGAAAGGTATGCTGAAAAACAATATCAAAACTATGAAGATTCGAGACAAGTTCGACCTTCGTAATGATAGTTGGATGCCTGCAGTTGTTGCTCATTGGGAACACGTTGCGCTGCCTGAGTTGGTTGAAGAAGTAATTGATATTAAGCAAACACCGGACATCAAAGATCGATCAGTTAAGATGCGTAACTTCCTTGCAGGGGCTAATGCATCAACTTCACCTATGAACATTCTTCAATTAATGGAAGAAGATTATAGAGGCAACAAGGAATCCTTACATGACCCTATACTAGAAGACGTTCCTGATGAATATCTAGATGACGATTCACCAGGGTTCCTCAGACGCACTGCTGGTTTAGCTGGTCGTGGTGCTAAAGGTGCTCTTGGTGCAATGGGTGGTGTTGCGGCTATGGGTGCAGGTGCAGTCGGCATGAGTCTAATGCAACACACCAAAGTGCTAGGTGGTATCGTTAAAGGCGGCATGATGGCCGCAGGCGTAGCTAAAGTTGCATATGGTGGTTTCAAGAGAGCTGCCGCAAGTTCAAGTGGCAGTCGCTTAGGATCATCAATCAAAGGACTATTTGGTGTAGGTAAAACTCCTATTCGTGCTCGTCCTCAGCATGATTTTACTCCTAGAGAAGAAGAACTTGAAGGTGGTGGTGTAAAAGATGTGCTTGAACGTATCGAAGCAAATACTGCCGCATTGTTAGAGAAGTTTGGTGGTAAAGCACAAAGTAAAGGTGGGATGTTGAGCGGCTTATCCGGATTGATAAGCGGGTTGGGTAGCTCATTGGTTAGTATTCTAAAAGGTCCTGCAATGATTGCTGCCTTAACTGCTTTAGGTGCATTAATGGCAGAAGCTTTTGGTAAAGCGGCTGGTGATTACCTTTGCGAAAAGTTCCCATTACTATGCCCGGGGGCAACACAACCACCTAGAGACAGTACACCAGCTATAACAAAAGAAGAGTACAAGGTAAAGAGAAAAAAAGCAGGGTTAGATAAGTATTCAGATGAAGAGTTATATCAGATGCAAACTGGTGACACTGGATATCTTTCTAGGGTGATGGAAGGTGCTGACGTAGGTGCAGTTAATCTTGATCCAGCTCACAAGGCCGGAATTAGTGTAGGGACATATCAACTTAACAGAACCAACATTAAATCATACCTTGAAAGTGCTCCAAAAGCAGTTAAAGAAAAATTCTATGATGCAGAAGGTAAATCAAAATTTGGAGAATATTGGACTAGTGATTATGGGTCAACCGAAGCCACTAAACCACAATTAAAGGGGTTTAAGGCAGCATGGAAGGACGCTTTCCACGGAGAGGAAACAAAAGACGTAGCGTGGAAGTCATATGATGACTTCCACGATAAAAACTTCCGTCAAAAAGCAGTGGAGTTGGGACGAAAGTTTTTTGGTACAAACAATGAAATAGCGCAATCATCTGCAGTCAATAATCTAATGGTTATGACGGCCAACAACTTTGGTCTTGGTGATAGTAAGTCAGGTCTAGGATTATATGGTATTTTGCAAAATGTGTCTCAAAAAATTGATCTAACTAAGGTTGGCCCAGGGGTGTTCATTAAAGAAGTTAATGCAGAGAAACAAAGAAGATTAAAAGCAACAGCGAAAGGGGCAAATGCAGCAAACATTATTCAAAGAGATCAAGATTTAGGAAAAGCTGCAGTAGAGATGTTGGCCGCTGAGAACTTATTAACAAGATCTCAAAAAGGTATTGTCAATGAAACTTTGCAACAGGAAAAAATGTTAGACCAAAATGGAGTAGGAGTTGCGCCAAAGGCAACTGCACCTAAAGCACCGTCACTTACAGCACCCACTTCTCCTACATCATCAGGTGAAGGTAAAGGTAACACTACGGTTATCAATAACGTACCTCAACAGCAAGGTGGTGGTTCGAAGACAAGACCTTCACATAGAAGCCCTGATGTGTCCATTGATAAGCAACTAATGGAAGACAAAAGACATTCTTCTACTCGCTGATAAATAAACCATGCCTAGATATTCAGACTTAAATTTAAACTTCATCAAACATCCTAATACTAGAGATGTTTTGAAGCGCTACGACCTCGATGCGGTGAAGAATGCAGTTCGCAACCTAGTTAAGTGCAATCGAGGAGAAAAACTCTTTAAGCCTAACTTTGGTGGTTCCATTCGTGGTTTGTTGTTTGAAAACATTAGCAACACTGACAGTGAACTATTGAAGCGTAAGTGGAATGAGCTGCTGCTCATGTATGAACCTAGAGCAATTATCGATAGACTTGACATAACAACCGAGAACAATGAAATGTATATTTTGTTATATCTCAGCTTAAAAGAAACACCCGAAGTACAATTCACGCTTCCAATTGCTGTTGAACGTGTAAGATAAAGGAAAATAAATGGCTGCACCATCAACAATGAAGGTCACCGAACTAGAGTTCGATCAGATCAAAGCAAACCTTAAGACATTTTTATCAAGTAAAGATGAATTCAAGGATTATGACTTCGAAGCATCAGGCTTGTCATTCCTTCTTGATACACTTGCATATAACACCCACTACAACGCTTTGATGGCGAACTTTGTTGCAAACGAAATGTTCCTGGATACTGCTGCAAAGAGATCGAGTGTTTTGTCTCATGCAAAGGCGCTGGGTTACAGAACTCGAGGCATTCGCTCATCTAGAGCAAAGGTTGACATTAAGATCAATACATTGACTCTAGCTAATAGTGCATCAGCTCCTGACACATTTATCTTACCAAAAGGCACATCATTTATCTCAACAGTGGGCAACACTCAATTTCAATTTGTGACACTCAATGATAGATCAGCACCAAAGAACAATGACGGTAGTTATACCCTAGATGATGTTGAATTGGTTGAAGGGGTGCTATTCTCATATGAGTATTATGTAACTGACGATTCACCTGGTGTCATTTATCCTATACCTAACCAAAGTGTCGATACCTCTACAACAGCACTGACTGTAAGACAATCAGTATCAGACGTTACACCTACACAATGGCAGAGATCTGATACTATTCTTAACGTGGACGAAAACTCAAAGGTTTACTGGACACAAGAAGGCATGAATGGTTATTATGAGTTCTTCTTCGGTAACGGCCAGATGGGTATGATTCCTGCAGTGGGCAGCATTTTAGTTCTCGAGTATGTTTCGTCACAAGGCTTTGCATCAAACGGCGCTAAGAAGTTTGTTCCTGTTTCACGCATTGCTCATGAAGGTAATAGTAACATTACTGCTGCATCATACAGAATCTCATTGAGTCAAGAGTCAGTTGGTGGTGCCGACCCTGAAACTATTCCTGAAATCAAACACAACGCTGCTAATCACTTCATTGTGCAGGATCGTGCTGTTACAGTTAGTGACTATAAAGCCCTTATTCAAGAATACTTTGCCAATGTGCGCTCGATCAAAGTGTGGGGCGGTGAAGATAACAATCCTGTCCGTTATGGTAAGGTTATGGTTTGTATTCAGCCCCAGTACGGCGACTACATTACACAAACAGAAAAAGATTATATCAGCGATATTCTTGCAGAGAAGTCAGTTATCTCTATTGGTTTGGAGTACATCGACCCTGAGTACATCAATATTAGTGTAGCGACCGTAGCGTATTATGATCCAACCAAGTTGCCTAAGTCAATGAACCTTGCAACAGAGATTAAAAACATTGTTCAAGACTTCTCAGAGCTTGAGTTGGAAAAGTTCGGGCAGCATTTCCGCTTCTCAAAGTTCTCTACAGTTATCGATGAAACAGATGACTCAGTTAACAGCAACATTACTGCCGTTACTGCATATAAAACACTGATTCCTAAGCTGAATGAGACACAATCATACACACTTAATTTTTACAACCAAATTAAAAACGGCACAGACACAGTTACCTCTACATTGTTCAAGATTTACGGAGAACAGAACTGGGTTCGCTTGAGTAACATCGGCACTAATCTTTATGCTGTCTACACTAACGATGTAGGTAAAACTATTCAAGTGGCCTTCGCAGGCACAGTTGATTTGTCTAAGGGCATCATCAGTTTGAGTTCATTAGAATTTACTGAGATATATGGTTCAGATTTCCGTGTCACTATCGTCCCTTCATATCAGGATATTTCTGCAGGATTAAATAACATTTTAAGAATCAGACCTGATGATATTAGCATCAAAGTCGTCGCAGAACTTCCAACACAAAACAGAACCTTGGTATAATAAATGAAACCATCAGTATCGAGCTATATCAAATCTCAAGTACCTGAGTTTATTCGTAGTGATAACCCTGTATTTGTAAAACTACTTGAATCATATTATGAGTTTCTAGAACAGCCTACAGATAGTACAGGTTCTGTTTGGTCACCTATTGGTTTCCTTCGTGCAGCTATCGAGCAAAAAGACGTTGACCTTGCTACAGAAGTATTTTCAAACTACATCAAGCTACAAGTTCTACCATCACTACCTCAAAATGAATTAGACCGTGTTGATGCAAACACTTTGATTAAGCACATCAAAGAGCTTGTTAGTGTAAAAGGAACATTAGATTCATATCGCTACACTATGCAAGCGATCTATGATCAGAATGTGGACACTGAGGTCATGGCTGATTATGTTTTCCGTGCGTCAGACAACAAGTATGAGTCAAAAACAATCATTGTAGTTAAGAACCTTCCAGGACAGGAAGTTGATCTTCTACAGTTGATCGGATCATCATTGGTTCAGCAATCACCTATTGCAGCTGCATTCGTTGATAGAGTGCAGAAGGTAACATGGATGAGCCCTGATCTACCTTTGTGGGCTGCGTCTATTTCGGTTACTCGAGGTGATCGCCTTAACATTGGTAACAGAGAGTATGAAGCACAAAACAGCGGAACAACTGACACTGATGCTCCAACATCATTAGGCACAACCATTGTAGATAATGATGTTACATGGCAACTTATCAGTAGCGATTACTACACATGTACACTAAGACAAGACACTATCTTTGGTGAATTCATTCTGGGTGGTAAAATCACAGGTAAGTTCCGTGAGACAGGCGAAAGCGTTATTGTTCAGATCGATAATATTCTGGGTGATGTGAGCATCGAGAGTCCAGGTTCTCTATACAAACCTGGCCAAGAATTAACACTAACAGGCGGATCTGGTATCAACGGACAAATTCTTGTTGATGAAGTTTCTCCGGGTGGTGTGACAAACACAATTATAGCTAAGCGTGGTTACGGTCATCAGGTTGGTGACAACATTAACTTCCTATCGGTTGATGGATATGGTACAGGTGCATTGGCTGAAGTAACAGCTATTGACGGTATCGATGCTAACCTCTTACCTGTTCTAGAACTCGACTCATTCACATTTAGAAGTGTAGGTGACTACTACAAAGCAGGTGACTTGATTGAACTTGTCTTGCCTGGTGATAACGTAAATCCTGTTCTACAAGTTGACACCATTACAACTGGGCCAGCTACTGTAACTATCGAATACGGTGGTACATATACAAGAGCCCAAGTGATGTTTATCGACGATGGCACAGACTATTATCCTGTTACTGCAACCATCCATGATGGTGCTATTACCTACATTCCCGTTCCAGACGTTGCTTGGATCGGTGAGCCTGTTATGCAAGTTGGTGGTGCTGGCGCATATGGTTCTCTTGTCACTCAAGCTGGTGGTTCAGTAGGATCAACATACGTTGGTTCAATTGCTACAACAGATAAAGGAATCAACTACACTCAATGTCCAGTTGCACGATTCTTCCTTGATGCTGGTTTCACTCAGCCTATTGAAACAGTTAACCTGAACGTCGACTACGTTCCTTCTGTTACTGATGAGTTGGGTATTGATTCTCTAACATTTAAGAACGATACTATTCTCGGTGCAACTATATTCAAAGGTGTGGCTGCTGGTACAACAATCTACTTTAGACTTGAATGTCAAACTGGTTCGGGCTTTGTTGGCTCATTGCAGATGGGTGGTAAGATTGCTACAGCATCTATCTACCGTCGTGGTGATCTGGACGAACTTCATGGCGATATTATTTCCTACAACATTCCTACTCGCTTGTTTGGTACAACCAAAGTAAACGAATCGGCTGTCGTAGATGCTGAATATCGTCTCAAAAACATATTAATTGATAATTCTGGACGTGGATATACAGTAGCCGAGTCATTGATAGGATTTACCACAACTAACAACTCCGCAGTTATTCAATATCCTGCAGGTGAACTTCTTTCTAGCACTATTGTTAAGGCAGACGCTTTGGTTGTCGGCACTGGTGTGCCTGACGACACTTACGTTGTTTCCGTTGACAGCAACACCTCCTTCACTATATCAAACAATGCAACAATAGACGACACCGGTGTGACATTAAGCTTTGGTGGTTATATTGTTTCTGTTACTGAAGGTAAGGGAACTGGTGCAGTTCTCGAGCCATTGATTGTTCAAGACGCCGTTGCCTCAGTCACTATTGTTAATGGTGGTACATTGTATGGAGAAGACACCACTATTCAAGTTATCAGCAAGTACGGTAACGGCGCAGTACTAAGACCAGTTATTTCAGCAGGTGTTATAACAGGTGTTACCATCGTTGATTGTGGTGAGGGTTACACCAATAGTGACTTGGTTCTTGTCACAAGCAAAACTGGTTCAGGAGCACAGCTATCGATAGTTACTGCTGATGGTGTGATTCGTGCTATTCGTCTTCTGAGTTCAGGTGAAGGCTATCAATCAGGTGTCACTCTAACAATTACCGGTGATGGAGCAAGTGCAACAGCTACTCCAACCATCACTGATGGTGTGATCACAAGAGTTAGCATGACCAACAGAGGGTCAGGTTACACAACTGCCTCAGTAACAATAAACGTACTAGGTGTGGACGCTGAAGTCAGCATTCAAACATCACCTAATGGTGTTATCAAGAACATCAATGTTGATGCAAGTGGCGAAGGATATTGGGATCCAACTGAAATTACTCCTCTAACGGTTACTGTTAGCGCACCTACTAACCCATCATTAGTTGCGGGTGGCGGCGGTTATGTTTCAGGTGGCACCTTTGTTTCGATTGTTGGTGATGGTACTGGAGCAGCAGCAGTAGCTAATGTGCGTAACGACGGCGTAGTTATGTCTGTTACAATGACTAGCATTGGAAAGAACTACACATATGCAGACGTTGTTATTACAGGTGCTGGTACAGGCGCTCATGGTATTGCAAGAGTAGTTAACGGCGCTGTTACTGAGATCGCTATTGTGTCAGGTAAGCTAGCTAAGCTGGCACCAACCATTAATAAAGATTCTGGTGAGATTGAAGTTCTAGAGATTCTCGATCCAGGTTTCGGCTACGTGGTGCCGCCCACTATAACAATCAATGGTGGCAACCCTACCCTAGCTGGTTCTGTAACAAATGCTACAGTTAACGTAACTACAAGACAACTGACAGGATTCGATCTTTCAGGTGGAGCAGGATATCACTACGGAACTCAAATTGTTATCGATGGTGATGGTTCGAACGCAGCAGCAACTCCCATTGTTGAGACAGGTATCACTCGCTTAGACATTATCGATGGTGGTGAAACATTCACTGCACCTAAGGCATTAGTGTACGAAGAAGATAATGCGACAGCTAAAGTTAAGCTGAACCTAAAAGAGATCGATGCAAAGGTTAAGAAGTTCATTGGTCGCAATGGTGTAGGAACATTCCTCGCAGGCGATATTATCTTTGTTGGTGTCAGCGCCCTAAGATCAATCAAGCGTGGGGTGGTTGTCAAAGTTGAAGGAACAACAACCAACCCTGTTATTCATTATTACTTACAAGATAGCTACCCAGTTCAATTTGGTGCTGGTGATTACATTCAGTGCGAAAGAAGTGCTGGTGTTCATTGCGTCGCCGGGCTGGGTGAAGATGCGATCCTGGAAGCTAACTATGTTAATGGCAAGATTACCTCAGTGTACATTGTTAATGGTGGTACAGGTTACCCTAACAATAGCACAATCGAATTCATTAACATGGATGGTGCTGGTGCAACTGCGACAATTAAGACAGACCCTCTACAGTCAGATACAATTGTATCAGCAACAGTCACTAATGGTGGAACTGGATACATCAATAGTACAATCACTGTTATCAACGAATGGAACTCGGGTGACACATATAATACCGGAGAAGAAGTATGGTACGGTGATTACCAATATCAAGCAGTAGCAGGTGGTACAGCAGGAGCAACTCCGCCCACACATACTACTGGTACTGTATCAGATGGCGCTGTTGATTGGTTGTACCTAGGTCCTAAGGGAGTTATGGGTACAGTTCAAGTCCATGCTAACACAAACATGGACTCAGGTCTCCTGGCTCAAAAAGTATCAGGAGTTATTGGTTCATATGTTATTGTCGAAGCAGGAGCGTTATACGTTACTCCGTCCATTGTCGTATATAACAACCCAGGTGATGCTGAAGTCGAGGCCAATTTGCTCGCCGGTGCTGTTGATTCGTTCACTATAACTAAAAACGGAGTGTATAGTACAGCCCCTACCATCTATGTTGTAGGTGATGGCGCAGGTGCAGGTGGCACAACAGTTCTAGCATCAGACGGAACTATCGATTCAATTACAATCACTCCTGGATCAGGATACACTTGGGCCCATGCATATGTCGCTACAAACGTAGGAAGAAATGCTGTCATCCAGGCATTCGCTGATCGTCCTATTAAGAGTGTTGAAATTACAAACGCTGGAACAGGTTACAACTACACCTTCCTTTCAGTAATTGGAGACGGCACCGCAGCAGCTCTATCAGCCAACATCGCAGGTTTCGGAAGTGTAACAGATGCATCCGTCGATACACAAGGTACAAAATACACCCAATTTCCTACAGTTATTGTTGATGATGTATCAGCTATTGGTGCGATCTCGGAGATCACTATTCGTGATAAAGGGTATGGTTATACTACCCTTCCACTTGCAGTAATTGAAAACAACGATGGTGCGTCAGCTGTTATTGCAGTATCGAATACAATCGGCGCAGTTAAAGGATTCAATACAACTGACTTCGGATTCAACTATAAGGAAGTTCCACTTGTTTCGTTCCCATTGAACCTGATTGTCAGTGATATGACATATCCATTCATGGTTGGTGAACTAGTTTATGTTGACGGTTATAACTATCCTGACAATGACTTTACTAAAGGCCCTCATGCGTATGTGAAAGAAGTTGACTTGGACAGAAACTTGGTTGTTCTTGGTGGAACAACTGACATCTATATTCTGACACTGTCAGCAGGCAAAAATGACTTCCTGATTCTGTCTGAGAAGGATTCATACTTAGTAAACGAAATCAGTAACTATATCGGTATCGGTAATGTTATTGTTGGTGAGAGAACAAGACTTAAGACAAGAGTGTTGTGGCAGAACCGTGCTTCAGGCGTAGTTGGTAACGCTGCTGTTGGTAAGTATAAAGCAGTGTTTAGTAAGTCGTCAGGTTATCTGAGCAACACCGACATTGTTCTACATGACAGCTATAGATACCATGACTATGCGTACAAGGTATCAACTGGTCTTTCATTGAGCGATTATGAGCAAACATTGAAGTCATTGGTTCACCCATCAGGGTTCAAGTTATTTGGTGATATTGTTATCGAAGGTTACGGTAGTGCAACTGTTGACATGCCTACAACAGACACAGGTGAACAAATTAGTGACGTTACATACTTGTTGTTGTTCTCATTGTACGCAAGCTTGTATCTTGGGGCATATGTTGGATATATTAGCGAACTACTATGGCTAAGAGTATCAGATATCACTCCTTATATCATCAAAGAGCTTGCTAGTGGTAATGTTGATCTCTCATCACTCCTAAACAAACTTCGCCGTGGTCGTGTTAACACTCAACTATGCAAGTTTATGGACATGACTAATCCTGGTACGTTAACTTTTGTTGATGACACTTTAACTAATACCATCGCTAAGACAAGTAGAGTTGCAGTAGGATCAGGATATAGTTCCCTTACAACTACAGTGTCGATTAATACCTCAACAGGTAGTGGTGCTATTCTAGAAGCAATTGTATCCAACGGTGAAGTTGTTGCTATCAATGTAGTGTACGGTGGCGCCAACTATAATGTTGCTGACACACTAACGATCTCAGGTGTTGGTGTTGGTGCTAACTATACACTGTCATTAGCCAATCTGGCTATAACAAAAATGACTCGCTCAGTTGGTTCATGGATGACTGATTCGTTTGGAGATGATTGTTCTCGATTCACGGTTAACAACCACTCAATGATGATTCACCGTGACTTAATGCATCAACCAACAGCAACAGATATGTGGGTTAAGTATGAAGTGTTATCACCTATCAGTGGAATATTCACATCAGCAACATATACATGGGCAGCTGATTTAGTCACAGTTAGTGAGGTGGCTCATGGACTATTCGATGGTCAGATTGTCTTTCTATCGTTTACCTCAGGTGGTCTAAACATTAGCCAACCGTTCGTAATAACCAAAATTAATGATGACTCTTTCAGTGTTGAATACCTAGGTAGTGGTACAGGTGGCAACGTAACAGTTGAAAGATCGTTTGGAACCAAGAAGTTTATTTAACTTGATAAATAAGAAATCTCATCCGGAGTCTATCTAATGGCCGCAATTATCACAAGCAAATTCAGAGTGTTCAATGCTAAAAAATTCATTGACGCACTAAGTGCATCTAACTATTACTACATGTTTATCGGACGCCCCGAATCCTGGCCAGATGACCTAGTTCCGCCTAACCCTGCTGATAACGTAAAGCAAGACAACAAGATTTGGGACTCCATGATCGCTATGAAGCGAATCACTTCCAATGATGTGTCACACGGCATCTACCGTAGAACTTGGACAGCTGGTAAGTATTACGACATGTACCGTCACGACTACGATGGTACAGTTCCTGGTGTTGATATTGACACAGGATCATCAACTTACCCACTGTCACTAAGTGACGCAAACTATTACGTTGTAACAGCAAATAACAGTGTTTATGTTTGCTTGAAGACAAACGGTCAATCAACAGTTTCTCCTCAAACACTCGGTACAGGTGGCGCACAGTTCCTTCCTGTAACAGGCGCAGATGGTTATGTTTGGAAGTACATTGGTACAACAGACTCAACAGCGGTTAACAAGTTCCAAAGCACATATTATCACCCTGTTAGAACGCTTATAACTGCTCCGTTGACAGGTGACCCATATGAAGTTCAGTGGAACGCACAGCAAACAGCTAAAACAACATACCCCGGCGCTATCTTCAACGTGCTGGTTACAGGTCAAGGTACAGGCTATGTGCAAGGTACTCCACCTTCCGTAACAGTTGAAGGTGATGGCGCAAACGCAACAGCTGTCGCAGTTGTCGACGGTACAGGTAAAGTGGTTGGTGTCAATATGACCAACTATGGTACAGGTTATACATGGGCGAACATTGTTATCGCCGCACCTTCGGCAGGAACAACTGCAACAGCTACAGCGATTATCACACCTAAAGATGGTCTTGGTGCTGATCCTGTTCGTGACTTGAATGGTTATTTTGTTATCGCCTACTCGGCGTTTGTTGAGGCCGAAGGCGCTGGTGACTTCCCTGTTACTAACGATTACCGTCAAATTGGTTTGGTTGCAAACCCAATCGAAAACGGTGGTACATCTTTGTTGACACTACCAACAGCCTCGTCTTGCTATGCAATCAAGTTGAACCCATACTCAGGATCATTTTCTCCTGATAGCATCATCACAGAACAAGATGGCGCTAAGGGAAGAATCATCGACACATATGTTAGTGGTCCTGATCTGGTTGTTCGCTACATTAGAACAGAATCGGAGCAAGTTGGTGCTGGTGCAAGTTCATCATTCAACGTAGGTAAGACTGTATCAACAAGTGCTCTTGGAACAGGAACAATCACTGCAGTGCTTGATAAAACAAACGGTGGCCCTGAGGTTGAAAAGTATACTGGTCAGGTCATTTATTATGAAAACAGACGTGCAATTCAAAGATCGGCTGACCAAACTGAAGTCATCATCATTACCTTTGAATTCTAACATAAATAAAACAGTTGCAATAACAGGATACCTAAAGAATGCAAAATTTTAACGTCGCTCCATACTTTGACGATTTCACAGACGACAAGAACTTCTATAAGATGTTGTTCGTCCCAACTCGCCCAGTACAAACCCGTGAGTTGAACCAGATTCAATCTATCCTGCAAAATCAAATCAAGAGCCATGCTGATCACGTCTTTAAGAATGGTTCGATGGTTATTCCTGGACACGTTTATTACGACTCAGCAGTATACTCATTGAAGTTGGTTGGTCTATACAACGACGTTTCAGCTGATCTTATCCTAGACAACCTTGTTGGTCAAACATTGGTTGGCTCTGAAACAGGCGTGACTGCCTTGGTTGTTCACTACGACCTATCAACCAACAAAGACGCACCGTTACTATATGTTAAGTTCATTTCTTCTTCAACAACCGAAGAAGAAGTTAAACAGTTCAAGAACAGTGAAGTTCTGTATGACTCAACTAATGCAGACGTTAAGGTTAAACTTGTCTCATCAGAAGCAGTTTCATCAGCATCAATCGTTACAGTTAACGAAGGTATTTACTACATCAACGGATACTTTGTTCGTGTTGATAAGCAAACAATTACTCTGGAAAAATTCAGCAAGACTCCTACATGGCGTGCTGGTCTGGAAATCAAAGAGACAATCGTAACAGCAGTAGAAGATGAATCATTGTATGATAACGCACTCGGTTACAGCAACTATGCTGCTCCTGGTGCTAACCGTTACAAGCTGGAACTGATCCTATCTAAGCGCTCATTTAACTTTGACGACCTAGAAACAACTGATGATGAAGGAAATGTTCTTGAGGAAAAGTTCATTGACCTTATCCATGTTAAAAAAGGTCAAATCATTCAGGAAGTAACTGCAACAGAGTACTCAGAAATCGAGAAGATTTTTGCTCGTCGTACATATGATGAGTCGGGTGATTATGAAGTTAAACCTTTTGTTGTTACATCCAACAACTATAGAAACAACTATCGTGGTGATTGGAAAGCAGGTGTATCATACTTGCAGGGTGACGTTGTAAAATCAAATGGTGCAACATGGGAAGCGCTGAATGATGGTGCAGCGGGTCCTTCAGCTCCTTCTGAGGCTACAGGTTATAAGGTTAACGATGGTAACATTAACTGGGTTATGCTCAACAAGATGCAAACCAACCTGTCAAACAACGGTATTTTCAGACCAAAAGAAACAGATTCGCTGTTCACTAACCGTGAAAATGCAGGCAAGATTGTTTATAAGATTGCGCCTGGTAAAGGTTATGTTAGTGGCTATGAAGTTGAAACAAAGGCTGATCAAACACTAACCAGCGAAAAGGCTCTAACATACGAACATGTTGAGAACGAAATTGTACCTGCGGCGGCTGGTACATATGCTGAGGTGACCAACCTTCGTGGTTTGCCTAACATTAGCACATACGAACAAGTTGACTTGTATTACTACACTCGTGCTGAACTGCTAACATTCGACACAAACAAAAGACAAGCAACAGCATCAAACACTCAAACTGGAACCATTACATCCATTACTGTTACTGACATGGGTTATGGTTATGACCGTAACAACCCTCCAACAGTAACAGTGACAGGTGGTGGTGGTTCAGGCGCAATTCTTAAGGCCATTGTTTCGTTGACTGGTGAAATTCAAGAGATCCGTGTTATCAACGGCGGTTCAGCTTATAACGGCTCACAAAACATTGCTATCGGTGCTCCTACTGCTGATCCTGTTAAGATCGGTACATGTCGTGTTCGTTCAATGGACTATCAAGAAGGAACACAAGGATCCGCAACTGCTAAGTATCGTCTACAGATTTTTGACGTTGACCTACAACCTGAATACACATGGGGTCTACATGTTAAGTCTATTATTGGACAAGGATCGTCAGGTTTCCAAGCCGACCTTGTTGAAGAACTAGTTCGTCTACCTGGTTTGGTAAATATCACATCAGGTCAAAAGACAGTATCAGGTATCGGAACTTCATTCCTGAGCAACGTGACTTCAGGTCAGTATATTCGTATTGGTTCTGGTTTGACAGTCAAGACAAGCTGGGTTGTGCCTACATCAGACAGCTCATTGACAGTTCCATATAACTTCGCCACAACACTTGAGTCTCAAACGATTGATGCTGTCTACAGCTCAATTTTCTCAGTATCAGCTAGCTTGTTGACCCCGTTCACCAAAGAGTATGTGCGTAACGTCCGTAGTAAAGATGACACAACTATCGCTACAACATACACTGTACGCCGTCACTTCAACCTGTTGAACCCAACAGCTGGAACCATTACAATTACACTGACTGTTGATGGTGAAACATTTGCACCTATCACTACAGGCAACTACTTGGTATCGGTTATCTCTTCAGGAGCCATTCTAGCAGCGCCTAATATGACTCTCTCACCTGATGCTAAGACACTGACAATTTCAGGCCTTGCGTCAGAGGCGCACGAAGTTCTAACCACAGTTGAGAAAACATCAACAGCGGCCCGTGAAAAAACAAAAACTCGTGCCATCAAGATCATGGATGTCACAAACCAGAAGACACTTGAAAAGGCTGTACTGCAACTGAACGAAGCAGACGTGTATCGTGTTGTTAAAGTCATGAAGGCAAGAGGTGCTGGTAACCTAACAGGCACAGATTATGATGACTGGGCGACAGCAACAGCTACCGAAGGCTATAACGACATTACAAACCAGTTTATTTTGGATAACGGTCAAACACCTATGTTCTATGGTTTGGGTAAGCTGTCTAAGAAGAAA